TCATCTACTCCAGGAATGGGGAAAGGGAAAGCAAGAGGAATGGGCGCTGCTGAATTTGGCGGCAAGTTTTCTGGCATATATTAAATGTCAGTTATTTGGCTGTCTGAACAGCTAAAAAAAAGAATTGGCGAAAAAAAAGAAGATATTCAAGTAGCTATTATGAATGGCACTAAGAATGTTGAAGAATATCATTATCTACGTGGGCGCTACAATTCTCTGGCCGACCTAGAATCTGAACTTAGAGAATTGCTAAAAAAGGTAATAGAAAACGATGAGCAAGGTAATAGTTCCTGAACATATCGCAAAAGCAGTAGAGAAAGAAAATCTACAAAAAGCTGAAAAAATTGAAAAAGAAAAGAAACCAGAAACGGTTAAAGAAGTAGAAAAAGCTTATACAGAAGCAACAAAACGAGTATTGGATCCTTCCTTGCTTGATAAATCATTTTTAGAGCGTATGCCTCAACCTACGGGTTGGAGGATTCTTATATTGCCGTATAAGGGCAAAGGCGTGACTGAAGGTGGTATTCAACTAGTTAAAGAAACAGTTGATAGAGAGTCCTTAGCAACAGTAGTATCCTACGTTGTTAAAATGGGGCCTATGTGCTATTCAGACAAAAACAAATTTGGAGATACTCCTTGGTGTGAAAAAGGAGATTGGGTGCTAATTGGTAGATATGCAGGAGCTAGGTTTAAACTTGGCGACGATGCAGAGTGCCGTATAATAAACGACGACGAAGTTATCGCGACCATTGATGATCCCGATGATATCGTTAGCGCATAACGTGAGGAGGACTCATGCTAGAACCTGAAGTTAATGAAGAAATACAACAAGAATCCATTGAAGAAGGACAGATTGTTGAACTAGAAGCAGAAGAATCTTCTGATGAAGCAGCCGACGCTGCTATTGAAGAAGCTCCTGTTGAAGAAGTTAAGAAAGAAGAAGAGTTAGAAGATTATTCTAAAGGTGTTCAGAAAAGAATAGCCACTCTTACTAAGAAAATGCGAGAGCAAGAAAGGGCAGCTAATTCTGCTTATGAGTATGCTCAAGCGTTACAAGCAGAGAATCAAAATTTAAAACAAAGCAGTACGCAGTTAAATAAAAATTATTTATCAGAAGCTCAAAACAGATTAAACTCTCAAAGAGCGCAAGCCAACGCAGTTTTAAAAAATGCTTATCAAGACCAAGATTGGGACAAGGTTACTAAGGCTCAAGGTATTCTTGATAAGATAACAGTAGAAGAAAGTAAGTTGGCTAATACTAAGTCAGTAGCGGTAGAGCAACCAACTAACTATCAGAATTATCAAGCCCCAATGCAGCAACAAGCTCCAGTTCAGCAACAAGCTAAACCAGATCCTGAAGCAGAAGATTGGGCGGGTAAAAACACGTGGTTTGGTGAAGATGAGACAATGACCCTAGCCGCTTTTAACATTCATCGTAAATTAATTGAGGAAGAAGGTTTTGACACTTCTGATTCTACATATTATGATGAGATAGATAAACGTATCAGAACTGAATTTCCTCACAAATTCTCAACAGGTGATGAAGTCAAGTCTAATAGCAAAATGCAACAGAATGTTGCACCAGCTGGAAGGAGTGATAGTTCTGGGCGCAAACGTCAAGTCAAACTTAGCGCAAGCGAAGTTCAAATGGCAAAACGTTTAAATGTGCCACTTAGCGAATATGCTAAGTACATTAAAAGGTAAATTATTATGACTGATGAGAAAAAAGTAGAAGAAAATAACAGAACTTCGCGTTCTGCAGAGACTCGAGCTAAAGATACTGCTCGCAAACCTTGGCGTCCCCCATCTATGTTGGATACGCCTCCAGCCCCTGAAGGATATACCTACAGGTGGATAAGAGCCGAACTTGTCGGCGAAGAAGATAGAAAGAATGTTATGTCTAGGATTCGTGAGGGTTTTGAACTCGTACGTATTGAAGAGATAGGAGATTTCGAGCTTCCGAGCATGGACGATGGAAGGCACGCTGGAGTAGTAGCCGTGGGTGGTTTGCTGTTGGCTAAGATTCCAAATGAAACACGTGATGAAAGAAACGCCTATTTCACTGACCGTGCGCAATTGCAACAAGATGCAGTTGATAATGATTTGATGAAGGAATCCGATCCTAGTTCTCCGATGTTAAAACCTCAGAGATCTACAAGCGTAACTTTTGGTGGTGGAAACAGAGATTAATCTGATTTCATCTAAATAAAACTTTTTTAAAAAGGTAAATATTATGGCGAATGTAAATGCACCTTTCGGTTTAAAACCCATTGGAAAGTTAGGCTCTTCTGTAAATTCTACAGGTACAACTGAGTATGACATTCTGACAGGAACAACTGGAACTATTTATACAGGCGACCCAGTGAAAATGGTCAACACAGGCGGCATTGCCGTTGCTGCTGCTGGCGATTTGTTACTAGGAGTCTTTCAAGGCTGTCACTATACAGATTCAAGCGGAGATAGAATTTTTTCTCCTGTTTGGACTACATTGACAGCAACAAGCGACTGCAAAGCAGCCGTTGTCGACGACCCAGATGCTTTATTTGAAGTACAATCAGCTGCTACAGGTAGCGTTACTCAAACCGACGTTGGTTTGAATGGCGATATTGTCTATGCTGCAGGTTCTTCAATATCAGGCGTTTCAGGAGTGAAAATTAGTGGCACTATGGCTACTGGTACAGCTCAACTGAGAATCATGGGTACATCAAACGATCCTTCTAACAATGCGTTAGGAACTGGATCTTTATCAACCAATGTTAATTTTATCGTCAGGATTGCCGAGCATTTTAACAGAACTGCTGCGGGAGTATAATAATGGCTATAAATAGAGCGCAATTAGCGAAGGAATTAGAACCAGGATTAAACGCCTTGTTCGGAATGGAATATTCTAGATATGATAATCAACATACTGAAATATTTGAAACTGAATCATCAGATAGAGCATTTGAAGAAGAAGTAATGATCGTTGGCTTTGGTAACGCATCAGTAAAAGGCGAAGGTAACGCTGTCTCATACGACAACGCTACTGAAGGCTTTACTGCACGTTATGCCCACGAAACAGTTGCTTTAGCTTTCTCTCTAACTGAAGAAGCTGTTGAAGATAACTTATACGATAGACTTGGTTCAAGGTATACAAAAGCCTTGGCTAGATCTATGGCGAATACAAAGCAAATTAAGGCAGCTTCTGTTCTTAATAATGCTTTTAGTAGCAGCTTTACTGGTGGCGATGGCGTTGCTTTAGTATCAAACTCTCACCCTCTAGGTGGCGGTGGTACTGCAAGTAATAGGCCAACAGCTTATGCTGACTTGAACGAGACTTCATTAGAAGATGCTCTTATTAATATCTCAACTTTAGTTGATGATAGAAATTTGACAATTGCTCTACAAGGAAGAAAGTTGATTGTTCCACCAGCATTACAATTTGTTGCTGACAGATTACTACAAAGCCCAGGCAGAGTAGGAACTTCTGACAATGACATTAATGCTATAAAAAATATGGGTATGGTTCCTGAAGGATATGTTGTTAACAACTATCTAACAGATACTGATGCTTGGTTCCTCAAGACAGATTGTCCTGATGGATTCAAACATTTTGAAAGAAGCCCTATGCAAACATCACTAGAAGGTGATTTCGATACTGGTAACATGCGTTACAAAGCTAGAGAAAGATATTCCTTCGGCTACTCCAACTGGAGAGCTGTGTTCGCATCACAAGGAGCATAATCTTAATTGATTGTCTTAAGGGAGCTTCGGCTCCCTTTTTTTTTGGATCAAACTAATATACAATTAAAGAACTAGGATTATTAACTTGTTCTATCGACTGACCTAGCAGACAAGCCGAGACAATAGAACTTATTTCCCAGGAGGAAATTATGGCAAAATCAACATTCTCTGGTCCTATCCAGTCACTAGCAGGATTTATTTCAGCAGGTAACGCTAACGTTGTTAGTTTAACTGCAGACACTACTATCACAGTAGCAGATCATGCAGGTAAAGTTCTTGTATGTAACGATGCTGACGGTAAATTTA